TCAATTCGGGAAGATTTGCAGCATGATACCTGGCTAGTGTACCCATGATTGTAGCTCCTTTACTAAGCGAGTTTGTGATTTGTGGACCCCGAAGGCATCCATTATTATTTAACCACAAACACTTAAAAATGTCAGTGTGGTAAACCCATCAAAGTTATACGGTAACAATAACACACTATCCAATATGCGTAAAGAGTCGTAGCAGTATTAATCAGCATCAGAAGTTTTACCTTTCTTGCCAATATTATACTTCTGCTCTAAAACCCAATCTCCCTTATCTTTATAAGAAAGAACCTTAATTTGATTAAGAGGTGCAATGTCTGAAACTGAATCAGACTTAACTACTGAAATAAGTCCCCAATCAGCAAGTAAGCGAGCAATGCGATTGCGACGTTGTACGTCGTTAGATGTGAGATTAGCATGTTTACCATCAAGAGCAAAAAGTTCCTTAAAATGCACTATATAATATCTACCCTGCTTGTGCAAAATATGGCAACTTTGGTAAAGTTTCTTTTCTTTTCGTGAAGCTACGCCAATTCTTGTAAGAGTTTCTCTAACCTTTAGAAAATCATCCGGTTCATTCAAAGTCACCTCAACCATTTTATCTTGTGACCACTGAAATTCAGGTTCAACCGTCGTAGTCATTTTATTCCTCCAGTATCAAGTCGTTGTTTAATAAATTCCAATTGTTGTTTTGATAAGATTTTCAGTGCTTGAGAAGCTTTCTCGTTACTATAACCATAGTATTGTTTGACACTTTGGAGATCCGTGACTTTATCCTTACGGAGCCAGGGAGAGAATCTCTTCTTTTTCCTCAAAGTATTTAGATAAAAATTATATTGCATATCCTTGTCTAGGTTTGGATACCTATTCATTTCATTGGCAAACATAATACAATCTAAATGCCCACTCAGACAACGATTGACAATATATGGAGGATAATCTTTTGTATCTTCAGATAAATCTTCCTTAGTAAAATTAATAGAATTTAACCAATCCTTTAATTCAGTCATAATTAATTAATGATTTAATAGGAACATTAGGAATATTTTCTCTCCCATTTAAGAAAGATAATTCTATTATAAACCCACATCCCACCAAATTACCACCAGCTCTTTCTATTAAAGATGAAGATGCTTTAACAGTTCCTCCTGTAGCAAGAAGATCATCAACCAATAATACTTTAGAACCCTTAAAAATATTAGATTGAATCTCTAATTTATCTTGACCATACTCTAACGTATAATCAACTCCTATAACTTTTCCTGGTAACTTACCACCTTTTCTAATTGGAACAAAGGGTATTTTTTCTGCTGTAGATAAAGAACTGCCAACAATAAATCCCCTTGACTCAATACCCGCAATATAATCTGGTTGCAATTCCTCACAAAAAAATCCCAGTTGTTGTATTACAAATGTCCAAGCTTCAGGACTTCTCAACAAAGGACATATATCTTTAAAAAGAATTCCATCTTTTGGAAAATTAGGAATCTCGTCTATGTAATTAGTTAAATTCATGATGAAGTAATGTTTGAAAAAGAGTATTGCCTTTATGAATATTTTCTTCCCAATCAGAAGCTGAATTTTCATCAGCACTATCAGAAATATATTTAAAGCTTCTAAAATCTATCTCTTGTTTGAGACAGGTTTTAGCAATAGCATAGGCTTCCATATCCACAATGTCACAATCAATCTCAGGTGTAGTTATTGCAAATTTATCTCCTGTCCCACACACAACACCTGGATTACCTATCATTATACCACACTCAAAAGGAGTTTGGCCAAGTTCACAATTCAATGCCCTGGCATCCATATCCCTGTCCACATATCCTGTAACCTCTACTAAACCACTAATATCCCTTACAGATCCAGCAGATCCAAAATTAATAATAAAATCATATCCATCATTAATTGCTTTCATGGTAGCAATGGTAGCATTAACTTTACCACATCCACTCAAATAAATGGGATATCCCTCTATCCCTTCTGCTTCCTCTGGAAGTGCAATAACTAATGCAATCATCACCAATCGGGATAGTAAGATATGTTAGAAATATAATCATATATTAAACTCCACCCAAACTCATAATTATCTCCATTCTCATCCTGGAGATAAAAAGGAATATTTGGATATAACATCTTTGCTCTATAATAGTGAGCAACTACATTACAATCATCGTCAATGTGACGTTCTTTTTCTAATTCTTCTTCAGTCATAATATTATTCATTGCTTGATGTTCGTTCTGGAAAAAAAAGAAGACCATCCAGTTATTATATATTTGGTCTCTTTTGGAGTCGGTATTCCATAATGACTATGAGTCCAAAATGCTGGCCAAATATACAAGTCACCTGCTCTGGGTTTACTAGTAAAATTCTGTTGAGGCCAACGAGTTCCTCCCTCCTTCTTTATATCATTTAAGTAGAACATCCATGCTAACATTCTTCTACTATTATAATCCTCCCCACCATGCTCCATATGACCTTGATACTTTACTACATCAAACATTGAATCATAATAATGCCCTGGGTCATATTTTTGTATATTGAACTGATTATCTACATCCCAGTCATAACAGACATTTGCAAGAAATTTATGTTTTTTTACATATTCGTGATGATACTTTTTAATGATTGATTTTAAAAATGAAAATTGTATGTCACTAAAGAATGGATAAATTCCATAATAATCATGCTGTGGCGTATATTCAGGATTAGATTTTTCAAATACGTTAATTATATGATCACACGTTTGATTATCTAATGCTTTCCTTTTATGAAAAATAAATTTATCCATCAGAGCACATGATAAGGATCAATATCTTCACTTACCTCATCCACATCTCTACGTAAATTACTAAACCTTTCATCTTCTTCAGCCATTATCTGTTCCCCTTTAGTTGTATAATGAATAACAATAGGATTAAAGAACTCCTCATGTTTCTGTTCAATATACCCCTGAGTGACATCCTGAGCACCGAAGAGACCTCCATAAGCACCTATCCGACTCAATATAACCCATAATGCATATTCATCAACTATACGAGGATTAGGAACAGGATAAGGTAATTTACCATCCTTTAATTTAAACATCAACTCAACCAATTCACCTAAGTAATCTATCAGATCCATATGAAGACCATTATTAAAAAGCATCACTCCAGTACAATACTTATAGACCTGCACATGTCCTCCAATATCCCTAATACAATGATCCACATAATCTAATGCCTTTCTTATATTCTTTCCTCCTCCTATATTTGGATCATGACGGAAACCAAATTCCTCTCTACCAAAAACTTCTGCATAATTATAATGATCAAAAAGATATTGAACATCTCCATAGAATACAGTATCAGAATCTAGATATAAAATATTAGCTTTTTGATATTCTTCCTTTTGAAAAAACTGAAGATTGAACCATTTATAAATGAACAACATTCCATGTCTAACCTGCTTCTCAAAAGGTAAAACATTTACATCATAGTGAGTACGGAAATAAAGGGGAATAAGAGCAGGGTCATCACAAAAAAGATAAACAGGTATTTCATCATTAAACTCCCTAAGTGAACTGATACTGTGTTCTAAACGTCTTAACTCATGAGTATTAATATGCTCATGCCTATTCTTCTTATAAGAATAAAAAACTATATTCATGCCAATGCTAACTCCAATGGAGTTTCTGGTACTATTGAATAGTTAGTCACCAATAACTCAGTCTTTATATTCTCTGTAGTTCCTTTATCTCCACGATGAGCCATAGAATATCTAAGCTTCCATTCCATAAGATTATAATTCTTATATAGTTCCATTAAACGATCATTGACATTATATGTAATCATAAACTTATGAATACAATTATATACATCATTAGCAAATCTATCATGATCAAACGATTTATGCATTTCACGATTCTTCCCATATAAAAAATCCTTTATGTCATAAGGAGGATCTAAAAATACAAAAGTATCACTAGGTCCATGAGCTCTCATCACCTCAGAATAATCAATATTAGTAATTTTCCATTCTTTAATTAACTCAGAAAACTGTGCAAGTTTATCTGCACCTACAAGAGAAAAATTAGAATTAGATGCTGTTGGTGAAAAAGTGCTATTCTCTGTTAAACCAGAATAACTACACTTATTCATTATAAAAAATGCTACTGCTTTCTCAAAATCATCATAAGTATCAATCTCCTCTTTATACTTATTAAACAGTTTTTTAGCACTTGCAGTTACTTTATCCTTATCACCCTCATCTAACGTTTTCTGCTTCTCTTCTCGCACCCTCTCAGAGAGTTCTTCACCCCTATCTCTTAACTGTATCCAAAAATTATAAAGAGGAACATATAAATCATTAATCCAAACAGGAACATCTGGATTAGACTTAGTAAAATCAATTGCAAGAGATCCACCACCAATAAAAGGTTCTCTATATTCACTAATTACTTGAGGAAACCAAGGAGTAAGAGTCTTAATTGCTTTAGATTTACCTCCAGGATATCTGAGTGGTGTTTTTAAAGATTTAGCTTTCATTAATATATTGGTTTAGGAGGATCAGTAGGACGCATCCATCCATCTTCCCACATATGTTGTTCAGGAACTATCATACGATGACGAGGAATACCAAAGTCCAACTGAATAGGAGAATCTAATACACTCTCAAAACTTTCGGCCATTCTACGGAAACCACCACCAACATACATCTGACCAGCGAATACTGTCACAGTGGCAGTTCCCCAAAAAATATAATACCACCTAGACTTAATTTGATGTCTTTGTTTTTCTTTCTTTGTCATAAACTTAGTCATGGTCTCTCTGGATGTTGAAGTTGTTCAGTAAGTCTAGCAGGACCACTAGCAGTCAAACGATGAATGTTAATAGAATCCTTTTCAAATATTGTAACATTAACCACACCGTCTTTACAAGAGACTGTGACAGTTCCATTACAAGACCACTCCTTTGGATCATTATAAAACTTATATACTGGATAAGGGTCACGAGTTTGAGCACTCGCTACAACACGATAATTCATTTTCCTTTTTTTGGTGGATAATATTGGAACCCATAATTTTTTTCTTCCAATTCCTTTAATTGAAAAGTAATCATTTTGTCCCAAGGAGTATGATGATCCATCAGAACAGCAACCTTATCGCCACTAATCCTCTGAACACATCCTTCATATCCATTATAAATGGAACTTTGATTTTTAACAATAACTGTAGATCCTGGTAAAATCATTTTGGTAATGGTGTTTTTTCGGCAAGTTCTTTATTTCTCTGTTCCAAATTCCTATTGAAATTCCAATTACTAATTTTAATATAGGAATGATAAGGAAAACAGAGAAGTTTCTGAGTGAACCATTCTAGGTAAAGTAATGAGAGTATGATGTATTTCTCAATCATTATGCCTCCTAAGGGTTCTCATATTTCCAGCCAACACTAATCTATTCTCACATCTATTTTTAGGAACATAATGTTTTAAGTTAGAAGAAAAAACTACAACTTTACCTTCTTCTGCTTTAATCCTTTTACCACTCTCTTTAAAAATTAAAGGAGAAGATCCTCTAGGACAATTTATAAAATACACAAAGGAGAACAGAGCAAAAGGTAAGTGATGATGTTCTTTAGCATAATCCCCATTATCATATTTGGCAAACCACATCTCTACATCATACTTCATTTCCAGAGAATCACTACCAACACGAAAATAATTACGAAGAAGAGTTGTAGCCCACTCAAAAACTAATTGACTAGGATTACTTTTATCTTTATTATTGGTTGACCATTTTTCACCATGAATATTTGTATACAACCTATTTGGATATTTCCATGTAGAAGATTCGGTAATCAATTTCTTATTTAAAGACTCTGCATGAGGATGATAATCAATTAATAAATTCTGTTTATCCCTAACCCCTATTAATTTCACTTGAATTCACACTCTACCATGATTTCAGTTAAACATGCAAGTAAATTTATTTCTTGATCCGCGACGAAGGCAATTTGATATTGATACTTAGCAATAATAAGAACGGCAGGAGGAATGCTAGAAGGAACCAAGGATTCATAAAGACTATCGTAAATACGACGCAAAAGTACAGTAGGATCATTGTCCAAATTATTGACACACCATTTACGTACTTCCGGAAAGTTCTTTTCTTTGAGATTTTTAACGAGATCATTTACTTTAACGTCTGAGAAATGGGCGAGTATTCCACTATCAATTTTTCCTCCGACGGAATATCTTTGACATTCGTTGAGGATCCTACGCCAGTCAGGGAAGTGCTTATTGATGAGTTCGAGTAAGACTTTCTTATCACTTTGAATCCGTTCGGTGTCCAGGATCCCGTTAAGTCGTTTGAAAAATTCTGATTGGAGTTTGGGTTTTTGTTTTGCATTTACAGAAAATTCAATGACGGCACAACGACTATGGAGTGGTTCGATGATTTTGTTTTTGTAATTACAGGTGAAGATAAATCTGCAATTATTGCTAAACTCCTCAATAGAGGCTCTAAGTAAGAGCTGTACGTCGGGAGTGGTATTGTCTGCCTCATCAATAATAATGACTTTGTGTTTTGCTTCTGAGGAAAGAGAGACCGTGCTAGCAAAATTCTTTGCGTTGTTACGGACAGTATCGAGAAATCTTCCTTCGTCGGAACCGTTAATAACATAAACATCAACTCCTAATTGATTACATAATGCTTTTGCAACAGTGGTCTTACCACATCCTGCCGGACCAGCAAGAAGAAGATTGGGAACCTCTCCCTTATTTAAGAAATCAAGAAAAGTCTTCTTAGTAGATTCTGGAAGAATACAATCTTCAATTGTCTTGGGTCGATATTTCTCAACCCAAAGAAATTCATCTCTCATCGATTTAATACCACAATCAATCGAATAACCATCATAATAAAGAAAACATAGTATGTCCACATAATAGTCATACCAATCTTATTATGACGGGATCCTCTTACATAATTAACTTCACCTTGACGGTCCCAACCATCAATCATATACTCACTAGGATCTATTTTCCTCATCCGAATGTAGAATCAGGTTCTAGTGCTATGTAATAGGTTAAATCATGATTCTTACTTACAAAACGTGAGAGTAACTTCTGTGAAACTACCACATCATAAGTGCCAGGAAGAATCTTAATATTCTCTACTTTAAAATTAAACATAAATTGAGATTCTGTTTCACCCACAATAACAGAATAATTATTAGATGTCTCGTTCTTTTTATCTCTAACAACAATCTTTACTACACCATCTTCACCCACAACAGAAAGATCAGGAAGTTGGTAAATAGCTGCTGCTTTAAGTAACTTATCTAACTGATCTGTACTTAAATCAAAAGTAGCATCCTCACTAGGTAAATTAAGTGTCTTATCTGGTGGAGTAATAATTACTTGAGGATCAGCAAAGAAATACTTAGATCGTGATCTACCTTCCTTAATAACCACATAACTATCTGCCTCAAAATTAAGTTCTGGATTATTATGTAATCCTAATCCATTAAGAAATTGATTGAGATCATAGATACCAAAATCTTTTGGCAATTCCTCTTCAATTGTTGCTTCTGCGAGGATATTCTTCATCACACTCATCGTGCGAAGTTTATTTCCTGCCTTAAAAAGAATTGATTGATTAATAGTCGAAAAGTTTTTAAGAACTGAAAGAGTTTTGTCAGAAAGTTTCATAACGAGTGTTAGTGTAATCAGGTTCTTGAGTGTTGCCGCTGAAGTAATAAAGGAGTAAGCAGTAATGCATTGCCTTTAGTATATCATTTTTTGCTGATCCCTTCTTATCATATCGACTCAAATACTTAATTGCATTTGATCGACAGAAAGACTCAGCATCACCTACAGAATGAATAAGATCCAATGTCTGAACATCAGAATTCTTATTTGTATAATGTCCCTGGTAAGTAGAAGAAACATAATCAGAAAGATCTTTAAGTCCCTTATCCTCTTGATACTTTCTATGCCCTGGGCCTTTTAAATTTGGTTTTGGTTTTGGTTTTATATTCAAATTAAGAGTATCAACACCTCCTAGTGTTGGATATGGATCATATCCATCAGCATAATACTTATTATCATCATAAGCAGTATTGCCAAGACCAGGATTAAAGGAGATATGATCTTCTCCCATTCCTCCCCAGAGATGGGATCCTGTAACAGCAACAGTATCTGCTCCTCCTATTGAACTATCGATTCCAGTAAAGGTAATCGTATCGGGACCAGCAGAACTGACCGGATATCCTATATTAATACTCTCAAATGGATTCTCTGCATCTGGATCATTACGATCATAATCATACCAATACGTAGATTTACCTTCCCCACCCAAAACCGTTACATCACTACGAATACCAGTCATACTATCCTCCTTTTTAATAATTGGATAGGTCTCATCCATTGTACCATTAAGTTCCTCATAAAGTAAGCTCCATGCATTAACCATATCATTAATCCTCCACTTTGTCAATTTCAACATCAGCATCTACCTTGTCATATAATTCAAGGAATGCTTGCTTAGTCTCATCATCAAATCTGTTTACACATACACTAATTGCTTTCATCTTATCATTAAAAATGGAATAAGCACGTAGAATATGAACAAGACGACGAGTGCTAATGATCTCTTCAATACCACCATCATAGAATGTTTTGCGAATAATGTCACCCCAGTCTACCAACCGTGTGCAGAAATCAGTATCAGTAACACCAAGAGTTGATGCAACCCTTCCCAAAATCCTTGTCTCTACTGAAGGTGATGGATAATCCTGCTCAAAAGTTACAGGGAATCTCTCAAGGAATGCTTCATTAAGAACATTAGTTCCTATAAATCTTCCATCATCAGATCCCTTACCTTTTGTATTAGCAGTAGCAACTACAGTAAATCCCCTACTAGGCTGCACAAACTTACCAATCTTCTTAAGGAATATTCCTTTACCCTCAAGGATAGGTTGTAAACACAGAATCTTATTTGAAGCAAGATCTATCTCATCTAAAAGGAGGACAGCTCCCCTTTCCAATGCTTCGATAACTGGTCCATTATGCCATACAGTGTTACCATCAACAAGGCGAAAGCCACCAATAAGGTCATCTTCGTCGGTTTCGATTGTGATGTTGACACGAATCAGTTCTCGCTTGAGTTGAGCACAAGCTTGTTCGACTCCAAAGGTTTTTCCATTCCCAGAAAGACCCGTGATAAACGTAGGATAGAACATACGGGTTTTGAGAATGGTCTTAATATCGCTAAAAGGACCAAAGCGGACGAAGGTATCATCGTTTTCTGGTATGAGGTTCTGTTCTAATTTAGGCTCCACTGCAGGTGCACTAAATGATTTCTCAATATTTTCTACTGCTTTGGTCGTTACTTCTAAGTTCCACTTACCACGACCAACCTTAAACTGCTCAATTTTTTTAGTAACAGTCTGATATGCAATATCATTCATTGCACAAAATCCTTTTACATCAGCAGCAGTAAATTCTTTTCCGTAATTGGATTTCAGACCTTCGATGATTTCCTCTCTGGTCATTTTAATCTCAAACATAGTGTAGTTCGTTTCAATGTCCTTATTATAACGGACAAAGAGATGCTTTATTTAGTAGAGTGGACACTTTTTAAATTGTCTTCATGCTTTATAGATGGTACCCTTCAAATATTCATATGATGAAAGGTATGATTCAGATCTTAACTTCAAATTCTCCATGTGTTTCTCAAGTTTCTCTGTATCATAAGTATCTGGAACATCTTTACCATTATAAATTGAAAGAGCTTTTGAGAAACAAGAATAATTCATTCCAGCAGCTACAAACAAATCTCCCCTAAAACCATTATTACCATTACAATCAGAAACTAAATAATCCAATTTTCTATCAATAACTAAGTCACGTAAAGTGTCTTCATATATCTCAGAACTATAATCAATATTTTCTGTAACATATTGCCAATATTCACTATCATCTCTACTAGAAAGATAATAATGCATCGCAATAAAATTTCTATATCGATCTAATTTACCACCAACAGCAAAATTGAAGGAGTCCTTATCAATTCTGGTACAAAACATATCTCTTTTAGAAAGAGAATCAAGCAAATGAAAAGTATTATCTAATGTTGTTGCTATAGAAGTAGACTCTAATGGTTCTACAAATCCATAAGAAAGACCAATTGCAGCTACATTCTTTACCCAACCATTCTTATATCTCCCACTTCTATAATTAATTGTCTTATAATCAACCTCTCCAACATATTCAAAAAACTCCTCTTCAATCTCTTCTTCACTAGCAAACATATTAGTATGAACATATCCTACTGACAATCCATCCCATAAAGGAATCTCCCAACACCACCCATTCTTAAGGGCAACACAATTGGTATAATTTTTCAGTTGCTTTTCTTTATCGGTATAGGGTATCTTTGCTACTAAAGCTTTATTATTAATTAAAGTATCACCAAAGTCAACAAAATCTTCCCCCATCACTCCCCCAAGAAGTAATGATTTGAATCCACTACAATCTACAAAAAAATCCCCACGATAAGTACCATTATCACATACTATACTCTCTATGTTCCCATACTTATCCTGTTCAGTTCCATAAAATTTATCTTCTATAATCTCAACACCCTTCTCTTCAGAATATCTCTTTAGATACTTTCCTACTAAACCAGAATCAAAATGATAAGCAGTATTATTTTTTAGATAATTATCTTCATCAGTCAATTTATTCTCTACGCTGAGTATAGAGAGTGGATTAAAATATAAAGTTGCTCTTTCAGGTGTAACAATATCCGGGAAAAATTCTTTAATAACCATCCACTGTTCACCAGAAGCAAATTCATCAGATACTCCAAATGGATAATGAAAATGCCTCCCTATCTTATAAAAATTTTCAAATCTAATAGAACTCTTATATGTTGCATTACATTCTTTCATCCAATCAGAATCATCTAATTCTAGATAACTCAATAATTCATTAATATTAAAAATTGTAGACTCACCTACCCCAATCGAACCAATCTTATCACTATGAATAAGTTTGATATCAAAGTCTAACCCAGATGCTTCTCTATATTTTGCAAAAATAGAAGATACAATAAATCCTGAAGTACCTCCACCCAAAATACATAACGAATTAATCTTCATACTTTTTTATACTCTGCTCCCATTCTTTAAGTGATGATGAACAATCAGGTGGTTCCGGGTCTTTATAACCCTTCATTTTCTTCCACTTATTATGTAAGGCACCCATCATCCATGACTGAGAAAGACTCTTTGGTCCATTCTCAAGAAGATCTAGTTCATACCTGCTAGAGGTATAACCCTTGTACTCTTCTCTCCAATTTGAATCATCATAAAGTTTGTTTGTCATTCTCTATCGTAAGTAAAGGTCTTTCCTTTGATTTTGGTATCACCCTGTGCAGAGGTTCTACCTGGTTTCATTGTTCCTGCACGAACTCTTTTATCTTTACCTAATCCCCCTTTTCTAGTAGCACTAAGTGTACCAGTTTTCTTCTTCTGAATAAGGACAGCATCTTGTCCATACTCCCTGCCTAATTTTTTAATCTTATCACTAAACTTCCTCTTACTCATTTTACCAGAGGTGACAACGTGACTGCGTTCTTTAACCTTTTTGGTTTCACCAGTCTTCTTGTCTTTCTCATCCCATCTTCCAGATACCTTAGTAGCACCAGGAAGACCTCTACCTCTAATGTCACGATCTAATTGCTTAGCCCGTGCCCTATTCTCTTTGGATGATTTGTCACCACGACTTCCAGAAAGGATTGCCATTCCTCCTTTATCGGATTTAGATTTAATGCGGCTTAGACTGCTCTCCTCTAACTGAGAACATTCTACCATAAACTCCTGGAATGTCTTCATCTTTGTGACACTTTACAAAGTTATTTATTCTTGCGAGATTGCGTCGTTAATATCTACTGTATTTTTCTTATAATATTCTACTATCTTCTGAAGAAAAACAACCTCTTCCTTGAGTTCTGCATTCTCCTCTTCCAACAATTCTATGTGTTTATCGTAGATTGTGTACATACTATTTAAAAAGGACCTCCAAACTATTTACGGATTTAATGTTTTCTTTATGTCTCATGCGACTAACTCCACAAACTCTCCAAGAACTTTCTTGTTAAGTTTTTTAGTCTTCAGAGACTTTACAAATGCCCTTTTAATTTGAGCCTTTGTTGCATCATCATCAACATCAAACTCTGCATCTTCAGCAAGACTATTAGCAGACATTGCAAAGTATGCATCATACCCAGAATCCAAAACTGTAAAAGTCTTAGTCCTTCTCCACTGTTCTGCCATTTTATCATATCCCTTATAATCATACAATCTCATAAATGATTTTGCATCACGATTGTTAAGAACCCGAATGCCAATAAAATTAGTAGAAGGGAATCTATCCTTTAAATTAGTAAGAAGCATATCAGTAAAATCATTATATCCATAACCAACCTTATAAGTCTTACCTAACTTACGATCTCTTAAAAATGTACGGTCTGGATGACAACTACGCATTCCAAGATAAGGTACATCTTCCCAATGACGCTGAACATTAACACGTTGAGGAAGTTGATGTGCTTCTCCATCAGTCAATACAACACACTGAACCTTCTCAACATTGTTCTCTTTCTTAAATTGTGGAAGAAGTTGGTGAAGACAAACTAATGTCTCATTAAGAGGAGTTCCTGAAAGACTCAATCTTTGAGGATAAGTATACAAAGATCTTACTCTAAAGCACTGAGAAATACGCCAAATGTTTATCATTTGATGCTCTAATGTCTTAGCATTTACTTTACTACTAAACAAATTCATCAAATGGAACTGCTCATCAATATGCAAAACTCCTTCTCTTTCCTCATACTTAACAGATAGTTTTTCTTCATATTTACTACGACCATCCCATTCCTGAGTGAAAGCATAAACCTCAAAAGGAATTTGAACTTTCTTACAGAACCAGATAAGATTGTAAAGTTGCTTACAAGTATCTTGCAGAACATACTGCATCGACCCAGACCAATCTAAGATAAAAACTAATCCATGGTTCTTCCCGTCAGGAAGGACAGTAACTCTCTTAAATAAGTCTTCATTGAATC